GAAGTGTCTAAAGTTGGTCCAGTCACAGATACAGGTGTTTACAAAATTGCGAAAAACTTTGCGGAAAGACTAAGCAAAGGAGAAGTGCAAGTTAAACATGGATCTGATGAATCAAAAACGGATTCACCATATTAATCATCTAGTGCAAACTAGATTCCTAGGATTAGGCGTGGAAGCGAGAGTGGAAACGCCTAAGACAAATTATGATAGAAGATAGAATGAAAAAATTTAAAAATATATTTAAAGGCTTAGAAAGAGCCCATGGTTGTACTAAAGTTGGCCCTATAAGTAATAATGGAGAAAAAGTTAAAGGACAATCTTTCGTAGTAAGAGAACCAGTTACAGATGAACTTTGGTTAAAACATTTACAAGGTACACAAAGTTTAGGAATAATTCCAATTAACGATGACAGCGAATGTGTATGGGGATGTGTCGATATAGATTCATACGCAGGTTTTGATCATAAAAAATTAATAGATAAAATAAAACAATTTAAACTACCATTAATAGTGTGTAGGTCAAAGAGCGGAGGGGCACACGTCTTTCTGTTTACCACAGAGTCGGTATCAGCAGAAAGAATGAGAGACAAACTTACAGAGATAAAAACATTACTAGGATACGGCGGATCAGAAGTCTTTCCAAAACAAATACAATTAAAATCAAAAGATGATACAGGGAACTTTTTAAATTTACCATACTTTAATGGTGATGATGGAACAAGATATGCATTTAAAGAAGATGGAACAGCGGCATCTTTAGAAGAATTTTACGAGATCTATAATAACGTAAAACAACTAGATGTTGGTCTCGTGAAAGTACAGAGGCCCCAATCAGAATTTTCTGACGGGCCTCCATGTATAGAGCTTATGTCTATAAATAAAATTCCAGAAAATAGCGGACGTAATAATGCAATGTTTCATTTTGGTGTATATGCAAAAATGAAATGGCCAACAGAATGGAAAACAAAATTAACAATGTTCAATGCTGATGCAACAGTAAAAGCATTATCTGAAAATGAATTAGATATAATAAAAAATCAACATTCTAAAAAAGATTGGGGATATAAATGTCCTGATGTTCCTATGTGTAATTTATGCGATAAAAAATTATGTAGAAGCAGGAAGTTTGGAATAGGAGAAGAAATTGTATTTCCTGCACTAACAGATTTACAAAAAATTAAATTAGAAAAACCATATTATTATCTTAATGTAGATGGAGAAAGATTACATTTAGAAAATGTTAAATATTTAAAACAACAAAGTTTATTCCAGGAAGCAGTTATGGAACAACTAGATTTTATGCCTCCAACAATTAAGCAAAAAGACTGGATAAATATAATTAATCCATTAATGAAGAATCACGAACCAGTGGAACCACCAGAAGGTGTAACAACAGCAGATCAATTAAGAAATCATTTAGAAGAATTTTGTTTAAATAGACACATAGGTTCCGATGTTAACGATCTTAAAAAAGGCGGTGTATGGACTAATGATGGTCATCATCATTTTGTGTTTAGTATGTTCTACAGTAAATTTTTAATTAGACAAAGATGGGAAACAAATTATCAAAGAACAGCACAGATGTTAAAAGATCATTGCAATTGTGATGATAAGAAAAGAGTAGGAAAAGAAAGAATCTCTGTTTTTACAGTGAAACAATTTGATAAAAGAAAAGATGATTATGTTCAAAAAGAACTTAAACCGAAAGATGTATTTTAATGAATCTTAGATGTTTTATGGAAAGCTCTATTGATGTAGGTAGTGGCCTAATTTTAGCCATACTCATACAGATTTTTTTATTTCCATTCTTTGGATTGCATCCAACTATTTTAGATAGTTTGGGAATCGCATTAATATTTACTGTGGTCTCTATTATTAGATCAGCTATATGGAGAAGTTTTTTTAGGAGAGTTAAATGAAAACAATAGTATTAGGACCACCAGGTACAGGAAAAACAACTACACTCTTAAATAAAGTAGATAATTATTTAAAAGAAACTGATCCAGATAAAATAGGTTATTTTGCCTTTACTCAAAAAGCTGCATACGAAGCAAGAGATAGAGCAATTAAAAAATTTAATCTTACAGAAGATGACCTTCCATATTTTAGAACTTTACATTCATTAGCATTTAGAAAACTAGGCTATAAAAAAGATCAGGTTATGCAACCAAGACATTATAAAGACTTGGGCAAAAAATTAGGATTCCCTGTATCTTATGCAGAACACCAAGAAGATCATGGTATATTTACTTCTGATAGTGAATATTTACAAATTATACAATTAGCACAACTTAGAAATATAACTCCTGAACAACAATATAATAAACAAGAACACACTCAGGATTTAGAATTAGATAAATTACGTATCATTCACAATGAATTAAGAAGATATAAAAAAGAATATAATCTAAAAGATTTTAATGACATGATTTTAGATTTTATAAAATCAGATAAATCTCCAGACTTCGATGTTGTTTTTATTGATGAGGCACAAGACCTATCTCTTATGCAATGGGATATGACAAAAACTATCTGGAATAAAACAGAAGATACTTTTATTGCGGGTGATGATGATCAAGCTATATTTAAATGGGCTGGTGCTGATGTAGATTCTTTCATAGCGTTACAAGATCAAATGATCAATCTTCCATTAATACAATCACATAGAATTCCAATGAAAGTTCATGCTTTAGCAATGGGAATTATAAATAAAATTAAAAATAGAATAAATAAAAATTGGAGACCTAAAACAAATGAAGGAAATTTACACAGACATTTTGATATTGATTCAGTAGATATGTTAAAAGGCGAATGGCTGGTTTTAGCTAGAACAAAATTTATGCTAAAAGAAATAGAAGATACTTTATATCGTAAAGGTTTATATTATGAAACTAAAAATAAACGTAGCTATGAGAAAGATTTACAAGAATCAGCGACAGATTGGGAACATTTAAGACAAGGACAATTATTGTCTTATAAACAAATTGAAAAAATTTCTAAATATATGGGACCAGATCATTGGGAAAAAGAAAAAATAAAAGGTATGACAAAAGATTCTTTCTTTGGAATAGATCAACTTACAAAAGATTATGGATTAAGAACTAAAAAGGTTTGGTATGAATCATTAAACGATGCAGGAACAAGACGAGTAGAATATTTAAGAAAGATGAGAGCTAACGGAGAAGCTTTAAATAAAAAACCAAGAATAGAATTATCTACGATACATGCAGCTAAGGGAGGAGAATCACAAAACGTAGTGCTTCTTACTGATCTTACTAAAACAACAATGGAAAATTATGAAAAAAATCCTGATGATGAAAATAGATTATTTTATGTAGGTGCAACTCGAACAAAAGAAAATTTACATATCATATACCCAAAACAACACAACAAAGGATTTATAATATGAAAGTATATGACCACCAGATAGGAGGATCTCATTACCAGAACATGAAAATTCAGCCATCAGAATTTATAAATAAAAATAATATTCCGTTCGCAGAAGGAAACGCAATTAAATATTTATGCAGGCATAAACAGAAAGGACAAAAACAAGATTTGGAGAAAGCAAAACATTATATTAATATGGCAATAGAAAGAGATTATGGAGATGGGGCTGAAATGAGCCAAGTTTTTAAATCTAAAGGAAATAAATGATACAAACACCACTATTTAAACCACAGACAGAATGGCTACCGCCAGAGGAGTTTCCAGATCTATCTAAATATGATGAGATAGCAATTGACCTGGAGACTAAAGATCCTAATTTAAATATTAGAATGGGATCTGGTGCGGTGGTTGGTGTAGGAGAAGTCGTTGGAATAGCTGTCGCTGTTACAGATTGGTCTGGTTATTATCCAATTGCACATGAGGGCGGCGGTAATTTAGATCGTAAAAAAGTCTTGAAATGGTTTCAAGGTATACTAAATACACCAGCAACAAAAATCTTTCACAACGCCATGTATGACGTTTGTTGGATACGCGCGCTCGGTTTAAGTATTAGCGGTAAAATAGTCGACACAATGATAGCCTCGGCTTTGGTTGATGAAAATCAAATGCGCTATGACCTAAACAACTGTGCTAAAAGATACACTGGAAAAGGAAAGAATGAAACAGAATTATATGAAGCTGCTAAGAGTTGGGGAGTTGACGCCAAGGCAGAAATGTATATACTACCTGCCATTTATGTCGGCGCATATGCAGAAAAGGATGCCGAGATAACTTTAGAGTTATGGCAAGAACTCAAGAAAGAAATATTACACCAAGATTTAACTTCTATTTTTGATTTAGAGACTGAACTTTTTCCGTGCCTGGTCGATATGCGTTTTTTAGGAGTGCGAGTAGATACCGAGTCTGCGCACAAACTAAAAGAAGAATTACTTGGAGAAGAAAAAGAATGCTTACAATTAGTAAAAAAAGAAACACAAGTAGATGTTCAAATATGGGCTGCACGTTCAATTGCCCAAGTTTTTCAAAAACTTGACCTACCATTCGACCGCACTGAAAAAACAGATTCTCCATCATTTACAAAAAACTTTCTTCAGAATCACCCCCACCCACTAGTGAAACGAATAGCCCGAGCCAGAGAAATTAATAAGGCCCATACCACATTTATAGATACCATATTAAAGCATAATCACAAAGGTAGAATTCACGCTGAAATCAACCAATTAAGAGGAGATAATGGAGGAACAGTAACTGGAAGATTTTCGTATTCAAACCCAAATTTACAGCAAATACCAGCCAGAGATAAGGAAATTGGACCCAAGATAAGGTCATTATTTGTGCCCGAGAAAGGCCATACATGGGGTTGTTTTGACTATTCTCAGCAAGAGCCTAGGTTGGTAGTACATTATGCGACTTTACAGAATCTCTACGGAGTGGACGAAGTATTGGAATCATATAAAGGGGGTAATGCAGACTTTCATACTATCGTCGCAGACATGGCAGAGATACCTAGATATCAGGCCAAGACCATAAATCTTGGCCTGTTCTATGGTATGGGGAAAAATAAACTTCAAGCTGAACTTGGAGTGAGTAAGGAAAAAGCGGAAGAACTATTTAGACAATATCATAATAAGGTTCCATTCGTAAAACAATTAATGGACAATGTTATGCAACGTGCCCAGGATCGTGGTCGAATTAGAACTCTTCTTGGTCGCCTTTGTCGCTTCCATTTATGGGAGCCAAACCAGTTTGGAATTCACAAAGCATTACCACATGATACAGCGCTCACGGAACACGGACCAGGGATCAAGAGAGCATATACTTACAAAGCTTTAAATAAACTAATCCAAGGAAGTGCGGCAGATATGACCAAAAAAGCAATGTTAGAGCTATATAAAGAAGGCATTATTCCACATATACAGGTGCATGATGAACTAGATATATCTGTAAAATCAAAAAAACACGCGGAAAAAATAATAAATATTATGGAAGACGCTGTTTCTCTTGAAATTCCGAATAAAGTAGACTATGAATCTGGCGCCAATTGGGGTATAATAAAATAAAATAGGAGTATATTATGGAAAATATAAAACAAAATGCTAAAAAAATATGGACGTTAGCTATTACTAATAAAAAAATTACTATTGGTATAGTTATTGCTGTATTTATATTATACGAACTAGCAACTAAATAGGACAAAAGATGGCTAAGTGCAAACAATGTAATCACAATTGTCATTGTAGCGGCGATCTTCATGCTGATGAATACGGCACCTGCGCATGTAAAAAATGTGAGTGTAGACCTAAAGAAGAAGGTCTAGTAGTAGATGACACAGGCGAATGCGAGTGGTGTCAATAATGGGTAGGATGCATGAGATACAAGACATTAAAGCTTCGAAGATTACATCATCAAAAATTAGCAATATTTCAACGAAGACAAAGACAAAGATATTTTACAATAATTTTATTGGTGGCTTTGTTTTTACTGGCATGGTGTGCGGGGCCTAATTGAGGTGCCTCTATCATTAA